GCCCTCAACCTGCTCAGGTGTAGCAGGCGCAGCAGGTGAACCGCCCCCCTGCTGGCCTACCCCGTCAGCAGGCGCAGCAGGGTTTGCACCAGCGTCAGCCGGTGAGGCGGTTCCGGTTGTGGTTGGCTGATCTGTTTGCGTTTGCTGTTCAGTCATAGACCCTCGTTAATTCATGACGGGTGGAGGGGGCGCCCCGCCTGGGGCGTTCGGAAGCAATGGGCTTGTGGGCGCGGCTTCCGGGTTCGCCATGGGCGCGGGCGGTTGGGGCGCAACGCCCTGCATGGGCGCTTGGGGCTGTGGCGGACTCAGGATGTTCTGCGCGTCCAGCAACCAATCCCGGAATTGCTGCTGCACACCCTCTGGCGCTCCATCAATGCGAGCGCGCAATAAGGCATTGCGCATCATTTTCATGCCCAGTTCCAAATTCATGTGCGGATCGGGCGAGATGTACTCGCCGCCGTCCAAAAATTGCTCCATGATCTGTTGAATCAACTCAACGGCGGCAAGCTGTTGATTGGCGGCGCCTTCCAAGTCCGGGAAGTCCAGCAATTGCAGACCCGTGTCGCGGTCGATCAACCCGGCCTGCATCATCTCTTGGATGGTATCGAGGCGCCCGGCTGGCGTGTTGGGCAGTTGCGAGACGGGGAAAATCTGCATCTCAAACTGGTCATCTTCTAGATTTACATCCTGCCACCGAATGCGCTCCATGAAGTTCTTGCCGCGGTATGCGGCGACAAATCCATCTTTGTCACCCTCCTCGCGCAATTCCTCGTCAATCTCTTTGGCCAGCGCAATCAACTCCTTTGCGGTGTCCAAGAAAAACTGCTCATAAGCCTGACCAAGCATCATGAAACGCTCGGTTTCGATATCGTTGTATTCGCGCAGCGCCTTGCCGCTGTTCAGCCCTGCTGGCTTCTGGCTGGTGGCGCTCAACTGACTGATTCCCGCGATCTCATACGCCCGGTTGTAAAGCCGATCAAGCTGCTCTACCACGTCGCGCGGTGCACTGGTGTGCGTCACCACCTGGGGCGGCGTGTCTCCCGTGTAGTTGATGATCGCCCCGATCTGGTTCCGCAGATGCGATGGCGCAACCTTGCTGCCAGTCTTCACATAGATCCATGGCATGCCCAGGCGCCGCTGGCTTTCGCTGATGGCGAGCGCCAGCCGGTTGATCTCCACCTGTGTGCCAGTCAATATCTCCGCCAGCCCTTGCGCTGTGTAGCCCAGCAGGGGCGGCTGCCAGTGCAGCTTCACAAACGGGAAAGTTTCGCGCTCCCACTCATCGTCGAGCAGCGTGGCCGTCTCAATTGTGATCGTGTGCCGACCATCGCCCGCGTCCTCGGCTGATGGCAAGTGCCATGCCTCAATTACGCGAATCTGAGTGGTGGGCCTGCCCGCGCCGTCCTCGTCGTGGTCTTCTGAGCAGTCCTCAATCTCTTTCCGGTGATCCGGGAATTGCGCCATCAGCACTTCACGCGCCACGCTCTTCACGCGGTACAGATTGCCGGGCGTGCCATACTTGGCTTCCGCGTCATCCCACTTCAACTCTTCTGGAAAGACGTATTCCAGCTTGATCTTTTTGCCAGCACGGTACGGATGCAGAAACCCCGTACCCGCAAAGCCCGCGCAGATAAACACGATGGGCGCAAGCTCGTACATCTCGCAGCCGTAGAAGACGCCTTGCGTGAATTGGCTGAGCTTCTTGGCGCGTGCCTGCTGGCTGAAGTTGCCGCGCGTGGTAAGGAACAGCGGGCGCGGGCGGTTCTTGGTAATCTTGCTGGCGAGTGTATCGATGCAAGATCGGATAACGTTCAGGCTGAAGCGATCCTTGTTGCCCGATCCAAGCTCCCGCGCATAGGACTGAAATCCCAAGCCCGCCACATTCTTGCCAGCGTAGAGCCGCAAGTGGCGCTTGTTCATCTCTGTGCGGTATCGCTGATCTGTGCCGAGTGCGTTGACCTTTGCCCAAACCGATGTGTGAGGCCCTGCTGAGGCGCTGTCCTTCTCAGCAGTCCACCACACATCCTCTGGCGCGCCCTTCCGGGCCGCGTAATTGTACGATGGGCTTGGGTAGCTGGCCATCCAAAGCACCTGTAAGACGCGATTCAACCACTGGCAGCGTGCAGTTCAGCCTCGCTGAACTCTTCGCTGTCGGTTTCCCCGTCCGGGTCTTGGGCTTTGCCGGTGGTCGCGTCTTTTGCTTTGAAATCGGAGCCAGTGCCGGGGTGGGCACTATAGCCTCCCCCATACTCATACCCCATTCCAACCATGAAATAAACACAAATGCGCGTGCCGCCCCGCCTGTAATCCACCTTGTGGGCGCCGCGTGACTGAAGCCACGCAATCAATTCTCGGTCTGCCGCATGGCGTCGAGCGTGCCGCCCATCCCACCATCGTCTTATTGCTCCCACCATTCGCCGTCCTCTTGCTCAGGTGCTAACTTCCTTTCAAGCTGTTCGATGATCTGGCGCTCCTGCGCCTGATGCGCCTCTGTGGTGCCGGGCAGGGGCGCGATATCCGGGGCCTCGTACAAGTAATGCAGGGCTTCTCGCCATCCGTACAGCGTGGCGTCGCTCAAGTGGTTGTCCTGCCGCGGGTCTTCGATGAATCGCCCCTTCCCCGTGGCGTCCGGTGCCCACTGCAGCGCGTTCCATTCTGAGATAATCGGATCATCCGGCTGAACCAGGATGCGCCCGCCAGCCAGATCGTTGTTAAAGTGCTGTATGTACTCAACCTTGCTGGTCTTCTCAGCGGCCTTGATGCTCAGCCCGTGCCGCTCGTTCAATTCAGCAACGATGGTCTTGCCCAGCCCGCCTGTGTCCGCCACCATCGCCAGATACTTGCGCTCCGCTTCCCATTCCTTCACCACGCGGGCGATCTCGTCCGGCAACATGCCCCCGCGCTTGTACCATCGGCGCAGGTAGACGCCCGGAGCATCCCAGGAAAAACACAACTCGCGAAGCGCGGTGTCGTCGTCATAGCCCAAGTCGATTGCCAGGATGTGCTCCCAAGCCAAGTCTGCTGGCAAATCCGTGTATGTGCCCACCGCTGGGTTGAACCTGTAGACCAGCGTCGAATCCTCGCGTGCCCACACCCCACAGTATTCACGGAGATAGGTGGGGTTGGCGTCTGTCCACCCGTTGCGCTCCATCTGCCGGGCAATGAAGGCAGCCGCGCCCGGTAAGTGCGGGTTCTCACGCACGCTCCATTCATGGACTGACCAGCCCCGCGAGCGTTCCGCCTTGGATGTTGGCGTATCGTTGCGCGTCACATCGTAGAACAGGCCCGCGAGGTTGCGCCCAGGTGTGCCTGTAAGCGCAATCGTGCCCCGGTGATCCAGCGTGGCAGGCTCCAGCACGTCGCGTACCAGCATCTCCAGGTGTGGGCGGAAGCTGGCAGGCTCATCAATCACGACCAGCTTGTACGGCGGCCCCCGGTGCTTCTCAATGTCCTGTTCCTTGTCCGCCCCGCTGATGTAGATGCGCGAGCCGTTGGCCGTGGTCATCTTCAATTCGGAATTGTCCGGGCGCATGTCCAGCCCGTAGTGCCGGTTGATGGCGAGCAGCCCGTCCGGGCCATCCCATAGCAATTTCTTGGCGTCAACCCGCGTGGGTGCGAGGTACAGGCAATCACCGGGCTTGCCCGTGTTGCCCTCCAGTGCAAGATAGCGCCCCACGCCGAACGTCTTGCCCGCGCGGCGAGTGCATAGCGCGCTCTTCCGGTCTGCTGGGTCTTCCACAAAGGCGCGTTGCGGCCCGAACAGATCACCCAGGATGCGTGACCGCACCCGGTCATCACTTGGCCGTGCGGTGGCGTGCGCTCGCTCAACCCGCTTCCGCTGAACAATGTGGCTGATGACCGCCAGCGCCTCTTCCCGTCTCACAGCGCGGGGGCCGGTTGCTGGTAAGCGCGCTGTTGCGAGCCGCTGGCCATGACAGGCTCCAGCGCCTCTACCTCCACGCGCTCATAATGCAGATAGCCCACATTGGTCAGTGGCACCGCCACATGCTGACCCTCGTCCGTGCGCATGTGGATCAGACCATCCGCCAGCCTGATCTCCGTGACGTGCTCCTGCCCCACGATGGCGGAAGACACAACGCGCTTGGCCATGCTCACAGCGTTGACAAATGTCGCTCGCTTAATCACGTCACGGCTTTGCTTTCTGGCCATGGTCTGCCCCTAAATCATGTGTGGCATGTAGAGCGCCCCGGCCTTGGCCATGTAGGCGGCGCCCTTGAACGTTCTGTGCGTGTAGATGATGGGCCGCTGGGCTGTGCCGCAAGCCGCCTCAAGCAGCGCGCGGCCCACGCCCATCTTGCGGTAGATTTGCTTGACGTACAGGTAATGCACGATGAGCAGATCGGACTGCGCCTCGTATGCAATGAAGCCCAGGAAGTGCTGATCGTCTTCAGGGTTGGATGCCAGCAACACGACGGTGCCGGGCTTGGCCAGCAGCGCATTGACCTGCCTGCGGATCAGCGCCTTCAATGCGGGCTTGATGGCTTGGTATGCGGGGTGGCGCTGGCTGCTCCGGTGCATATCCTCACGGAAGCTGGTCTGCCATACGCCCGCCACAAAGCCATCTTCACCCGGCTCGTCCTCATCCATGGGCCGGATTTTAATGCCAAGGTCGGAGGAGGCGCTCACTCATCAGCCTGTTCAGACTCCGCACGCACCTGACTTTCAACCTCTGCCGCGGCCCCGTAAGATCGCTCAAGCTGGTCAAGTTCGGTCGCGATGGCCTGGATGCGGACATTGAAGCGATCCCGTTGCAGGATCGCGGCACCGAGTTCCTTCAGCAGCGGCGCGGCCTTCGCGTCTTGGATCAAACGGGAAAGTGTGGGTGGGCTGGACGGGGTATCAGCCATGCAAAGCGCCTCCATGCGCTAGTTCTGGACGGGTAAGGGTAGCGCCTCAGTGGGCCTGTGGACGCCATCAGCGCCCTTTATCAAGTCCAGCACCAAGCTCTGCTCGGTCGGTGACAGGGCCTCCACGGCTTCCGCCAGCAGCTTCGCGCGCTCGGTGTCTGATGCCTTGTCAAACTTCACGCCCACGTCGATCTCGTGCCGGTCTTTCCAGTCTTCGAAAAACCGGTTTTTCATATTCGCAAACCATGTGCTGCCATTGGGCGTCGCAGGCCCGTAGACGGTTTCCGTCACCTTGCCATCTGGCGTCTCGCGGGTCAGTTCCTTCACCACCACGCGCTCATTGCCTACGCCTTCAGCGATCTTCAAGCCCAGGCGCTCCCACCAGTCGCGGCACTTGGCAAGACCAAGCTCGCGGGCCTCTTGAAATGACTCATATTGCTCAAGCCAGTTGTAGAGCGTGCGGCGCGTGACACCGATGTGCCCGGCAAACGCTTCGAACGACAGGCCCTCAGCCATGTAGTCAATTAAAAGCGCATTGTAGTCCTCGCGGTATCGGCTGGGCCGTCCTGGCCCTGTTCGCTTTTTTGCCATCGGTCGCTCGGTAGGCGGGTGGCGCGGCGTCTGTTGGGATAATGCCAGCATTCCCGGCGCGTTGCAAGTCTTATGGTGTAAATAATTTTCCAATTTCCAACTCCAATGGAATTTTATTCAACCCTCCCCATCTTCGCCGCGATCCTGGCAATCCATCCTATCGTTGGCTTCTGTTGGTATGCCTCCATCAGCGCCCGTTGAGTTGCGATGCGCGCATGTGCTCCGCGCTCCCATAGTTCCATTACATCACGGGCTATACTCAGCGCCTCTGCTGGCTGCTGGCAGGCCAGTGCTGTGCACCAGTCGTCGAAGTGTTCAATATGCTTACCCTCCGCATCCAAACTCCACCATGCGGCCCACGCCCCGCCTTGCGGTGTCCATCGCTCAGAGTTTGGCGCCTGATATTGCACCATCAGCATAATCCTTTTTCTCAAGTCTTGTGCGCGCTCAAACTCCCGAGCAGGGGCTTCGCCGCTAAAGGCATTACGGGCATTACGTGGATGTTCCAAAACCCCCCTCCTATGTGCGCGTAGCGCGCGCGTGTGTGCGTACATAGGGAAGGGTTTTGGAAGTAGCACGTAATGCCCGTAGATTTACCAGAAAACAATGAGTTACGATTCTTGTTTGAGAAGTTTGGAATATACACATTGTCAGAATTCCCTGTTAGAATTATGGCCGCCATGGTTTTCAGCCTTCAACCCGAGCCCGATGAAGCTGGCGCGGTTGTCTTTGGTGCTGCGCCGGAATCCGCGCGTTTCCAACTCTGCGCTGAACGTCCTTTGCTTCGGGATGTATTCGCCGTTTTCCTCACACCATTTTTCGAAACTTTTGTACAGTTCGGTTGAGCCTGTTTCAGCAGACTTTACGACGGCTCCCCGTTCTTCTACCCATCGTCCGATGCTATCCTCGTCCTCAAAGTATTCATTGGTTGCATCCTGCACGGCGCGTGGCGGTTTCAGCCCATCTTCCTGCCATGACAGGCACCCATCTATAGCCCAAGACAGTATGCCTCCGGATTCCGCTTTGAGCGCATCGCCAAGCGTGGGCATCCGATCGGCCTTGGGTATCTCCACGGTGAACGGGATCAGCACCAGCCTCCTGCGCATGGCCTCATCCACGTTGCGCAGGTGCGGCTTGTGGTTGCCCACCACCACCAGTTTGAGTTGCGGCTGAAACTCAAACGGCTCTTGGTACAGCATTCGCGCCCGCACTGGATCGCTGCCGGTAAGTGCCTTGATGCGGGCCTCAGACCATCGCCGCCCCTGCTCCGTCTCTATCGCTGTGACCATGCGCAAGCCACGCAACGCAGCCACGTCTGAGGCGTGCGGGTCATACTTGCCAGCGGTAAACAATTCCATCGGAGCCACGCCCGCGTAGTCCCCCATCACATGCTTGAGCGTATTGATGAACGTCGATTTGCCGTTGGCCCCGGTGCCGTACATAAAAAAGAAAACCTCATCGCGGGTGGAGCCGGTCAAGCAATACCCCGCCATGCGCTGCAAGAATGCCTGCAACTCAGTGTCACCGCCCGTGATCTGGCCAAGGAAGCGCAGCCACATCGGGCAGTCCGCGCCCGCAACTAGCGCTGCTGGGCTTTGCTTGCTGCAATAGTCGTCTTGCCGGTGGTCGCGCGTCTCGCCTGTGGTCAACACAGTGGTGCCGCCTGCGTGGTTGTAGAGCCAACCGTCCGCATCCCATGCGCCTGCAGGCATACCCATCCGGTCATCGGCGCGGGCCACGCCTTCCACGGCGCCGCAATACCGTTTGGCCGCAATGCCCTTGGCTGCCTTGCGCATCTCTGCATCGTCTGAATCCACCAGCCGGGCTGCCATGGCCTCACAGTGGCGCGTGACCATGTGGAAAGCCGATAGCGTGGCGTCTTGCGCCCAGCGCCCGCCTTGCCACACCTGCCAGCCGTTGAATGAGTGGGTGTATCTCAAGTGGTGCAGATTGCGGTTTACAAAGTCACGGGCCACGGCAATCTCAGAGAGTGGTGGCGCACCTGATACGGCGCTGCTATCCGTGCGTGGGGGCTGGGCTTTGACGGATGCGGCTTGTGTGGCCTCAGCACAGATCGCCAGTTCATCATCGGTCGGTGGCGTGAGGCTGGCTTTCCATTCGGGGTAACGCCCTTCCTTGTGCGCAGCGTTGGCGTCCACGCCTTCACCCAGCCGCGGCACCATGATCTGCACCTTGCGCACCTTGTCCTTGAGCGCGAGCGCACCGCGTAAGGATGGCAGGTGCGGCTTTCCGCTCTTGAGCCGGGTAGCGTCCGGGTCGCATACCACAGCGGCGCTGGCGTGCTCTGTGAGGAAGCCCGCACACTTGGGTATGCCTGCCCATGAAGAGGCCACCAGATACGCGCGTGGGGCCTCAGAATCGTGCAGCCATGCGGTAAGCGCGTCCTCCAGTCCTTCGAACACCACGGCAGGCTTGTTGGCGGCGGGCACATCGGGGAACGGATCGAAGCGGTAGCAGTGGTCATGCTCTTTGATTGAACCGAGTTGCTTCTTGTCCAGCTTGGCGCCGGTGGCAGGGTCTACCTCAACGCGCCCGATCTTGCGCACCAGTTCCCCGGCTGAGCCATCATCTGCAATCTCGCGGATGGGGTAGATGATCGAGGTCTTGCCCTTGTAGCGGCTGACACGCAGGTCTGAGTGTGAGCGCAGGGCTGTGGCTTGCTCAACGGAAAGAGCCAGGTCGCGCGTGCCCAGGTAGGCTTGGATGATGTCCCAGTCCGCGGTCTCAGCAGCGGCCCCATCCCACGCCTTTTGAGCCATGGCGCTGGTGTCTGTGACGGGCTTGCGCGGTTTCTCGCTGACCAACCCTAGCTGCTTGGCCAGATTGCGCGGGCTGCCGGTCTGCTGGGTCATGTGGCAGAACGGGCCGGACTCTCGGGATAGGGAAAAGTGAGGGTTGGCCGGGTTGGCTTCCTGGCCACAATACGGGCAAGGGCCGCTGACTTGCCGGAAGTCATCAATGCCGATCTGTTTCAGATCCAGGTGGCTGATGATGGTGGCGAACAGATCGGCGTCTGAGGTAGAGGCGGGTGCGGATGTGCTTGTGGCTGGCGTGGTGGTCTGACTCATCCTTGAGTGCGCCTGTGCGAGGTTGGCTGGAAAGGGAGCTGGGGCGTGACTACTCCCCGCCCTGCGGC